TTCAGCGCCGATTGACATTCACTGCCGCCAAGCCGTCATCGCGTGGCGGCAAGTGGCAGCTCTCGGCTGAGCCGGGGGACTAAGAACATCACGTTGAAAGGGAGGGCCCATCCCAGGCCGGTGTAATTCGAGGGTCGACAGACCTAATGCCTGGTCGGGGAACTTCTATCTGTCGGTTCAAATGCTGAGTTAGCCAACGACCAAGGATGGTGCTCTCCAAGTAGAGATCGCCGAGTGAGAATGCCTGCGCCTGACCGTTAATGCTCCGGCCTAGCCTCAAGTCACTCTGTGCCGCAGTCTGGGATTGTGCCGTCGAGCGCTGAGGCAGGGTTCGCGTTGGGGTATCTGCGGAGGGAACCTCCGGAAGTCCGGAGGGTGCAGAGAAGAATACTGTTCGAGTAGTGCCAAAGCCGAGAGGCCCATTCGTGGACGAACGAGCATGCTGGACTAATCTAAGTTGCGCCACCGTAGACATAGGGCTAAAGGCTGCAGACATAGGGTTAGAGGCTGCTATTCTGAGGCCGAGAGCTCGTAAGGTGAATTCTCCTGAGGCCGTTCCGAAAGGTCCGAGTCGAGTCAATGAGGTCCGTGGAGCCTGCGAGGTTGCTGTTGTGTTCGTATGACTTGGCCTACGAATCGATCTTTCCAATCGCCGCGGCGGTTCATTAGAACGAGCTTGTATGTAAGGATTACTGGACTTGGACGATCCGTGTCGGCTAGGTAGCGGTGGCGTATTCGAAAGCGATTGCGATAATAGCGGTCGTAAAGGCAAACTGGGGATGTTGAGAGGAAAGACGTGTCGGCCGGCGTCATAGGATAGCAGATGACGTGGAAGGAATGTTGCGAATCCTGTACGCCGCTGTGGCGTCGGGATGACCACATTGGCCCACGGTGCGCGTCTATCACTCAACCCATGCGTTACCCCAGGGATCCGCAGTAGTCTGTAAAGAATAGACGTCGCGCGGTCGCTTATCCTAGTAAGCGCGTTGAAATGGCAACGCAAAGTGAGAAGGCTCTTGGAGGCATTAGCACCGGGAGAGTACTTTCGCCTGGGAATGATCAAGATGGTCATAGTGTAATAGCATGGGCTCTAGTTCCTACGTCGGAACTCTTATGCCAGCTGCCTCCACTGCAAGGTTCTCCAGTCGAACTGTATCCCATCCAGAACTCCAAACGTAATTACATATGCCATGCGCTCATCCGGAGGTAGCGAAAAGGCGACGTCGAATGGCACCCCGTTTCTGACTAGGTAAAGACAGTCGGTCAGATCGGGGTGCCGAACAAGTTTCCCGCTTGTTTGACCTGTTCGGACTGATCGCCTTCTGATAAGGTCTCAAGGGCCTGGGCAATGGCCTCAATACCACTGTCGCCCAATCGACCAACCAATGCCTCAATCTGGATCTCGCTGGAAGGCTGGGGAACAGGTATATCATCGATAACGGTAACCGAACTAGCTAGGATCGCCATTGCAAGCCAAGGTTGGTTGAGGGCCAAGTCTGGCCCTGCTGCCTTGAGAATCCGTAGCTTATCTAGCGCAGTTAGACTCCGAATTGTGAGCCGTCGACCTAAAGTGTCAACTGTCGAGCGTGTCTCAGCTGCTTTGCCAACGATGGTTTCAGAGGGGCTCATTATATGCGACGCCTACGGATGCCGAAGAACTCAAGCTTCTGCTTGACGCTGGACTCGCCTTTCCACGTCCCGGCGTTGACTAGCTTGAACGTGACGCCATCATATTGATAGGTCGAAGTCGATCCATCTGTCTCGCTAATGTACTGATACATTGTGTTCGATCCAGCGCTACCGCCGTTAAAGTAGGTCTGCTCCGTCGCTGCGACGAAATCTTCAACGACTGAGTTGCCACGCTCAAGCTCGAAGCTGCCCTCCCAACCCTTAGGAAGTTCGGTTCCCAACTGGCTTCCATCCAGTCGGCTTACACGCACCGATTGAGTCAACTGACGACTTTCGAAGGCAGTGACATGCTCCAGATTAACGCGGCCGTTTGGTCCCATGACCACAAGTTGGGTGTCACGCCCAACAGAAAATGCTGTAAATGACATGCAACTACCCCGTTAGGTCGCTTGCCCGCCAGGGAGGGTCTGGACAGAGACCTGAACCGTCTGCCCCCCTTCGACGTTGACGATGAACTTTTCATTAATTGACTGGTATTGTACTTGCGCGTCAGATTGTACGTACCCTAGCCCGGTGCGACTTGGTGGATTGTTCGACATGTCGCAGATCACACTGAATGGCAGACTACCATCGGAGCTTCCAAGAAGACCCTGGCTTAACATATTTTGTAGGAATGCGAGTTGGCAGGAGCGAATACTGAGGAACAAATCGCTATTGATTACCTGCCCAACGTATTGTCCCATCCCTGCAGCCAGTGTAGCGGCGATATAATTGGTGAGCCGCGTGTAGTTGTCACCATCAATCGCTTGGTTGGACGATGAGTTGAAGCCGCCGCGGACACCCCAGAAGCTACCGCCAGGTTGGGGATTAGAGATTACGTCAATACCAGCGCCGAACAACACCGCAAGGTCTGCCGCTGAATAGGATGTGCTTTGACCGGAGCCGGGTGTTCCGGACATCTGGCTCCCGATGACGCAGTAAATTGGTTTGTTCAAACTCGACTGTTCCGGCGACAGATTTGCTAGGCGACCGGCAACGAACCCTTGCGGAGAAACCAACCGAATCGTACTATTGACTTGATCGCTCCACCATAACCAGTCGCCGAACATTAGTTTGGCAGAATAGCTGTCGAGACCGGTTTGCTGCATTACCGATACCGCGTTTAGGATGGTATCCCCGGGGGGGCCTGTGAGGATCATATAGACACCTTCCTGAAGACCGAATGCTGATTGCGATGTCCACTGAGTTGGATCGTCCGAGTCAGTCAGCAACGCGATACTGCATCCCTGGCCTGTCAGAGCGTACATGCCGGTGCGCGGGGATATATCGATGCCGACCAATTGGATGGATGAAACACCGGATGCGCCGTCGGAACCTGGCGTACTGGCACCGAGTGTCGTTGCAAAGGGCACGGGCGTTGTTGTGGCGCCCCCGGTGCTTGCCACTACAAGTTGCGACGGTTCGCGCTGTGGACCTTGGCCTTGGTTTACTGCCGTTGCGAGAGCGACCCAGAACGGCGCCCCGGTTCCGCCGATATTATCATAGACCTCAGGTTGCCGTCCCGGCAGTGCCGCTATCAATTGCCAGGTGTTTGCCGCGGAGCCGGGCTGTAGCGTTAGGTTGACCCGGTTGCCCAGCGAACCGCTGTAAAGAGCCGTGAAGCTGGCAGTTGTCCCAGGAACAACCACTTGCGCGGCCGTATCGGTGCCATCGGTTGCGCGAACACACCGAAAATTCTGAGCGCCCTGTTGTACTGCCGTGGCGATTTGCGTTCCCATGTCATATTTTCGAGCGACAATTGGACCGTAAGCTTGGGCATAATCCGCCATGGTCGATACAATGACGGGCTGTGCGACAGGTCCCCAGGACGCCGTACCAACAACACCTACCACATTGGTGGGAACACCGTTCAACACCAGGTTTTGGGGAGGCACGATCTGAACATACAGATCCGGCACGACTAGCGCTGTAGTATTGATGCTACCCTGCTGCACGATAGGCATTGCTTTCAGGCCCCCCCGGGTGTCCGCGCGGCTACCCGCACAACGTTTTGGGCGTGGGCACCGCCGAGGATGATGGCGATGCGCGTCGAATCGGTTATCACATCACCGCGTGAGAATCCGTCAAACACTTTTACAACAACTAAGTGCATTTCCATGAAGGCTCCAGTATTAGGCTGTGAAGGTACCGGCATTTACGATAATATTACCGAAAATCATGGCGGGCTGTAGAGCGGTAACAATGGTCGGATATTCCACATCGTACAGCAGATCGCGACGATAGAGTAGCGCGTCCTCAGATTGGTCAAATACCAACGTTCCGCAGTATTGGAGGCGGCCCTGAGAGCCATCAGCCAAATCGATGAATTGGAAACTTGCAAGGAATAGATCAATTGCGGATGCCGACGTGTCGCGAGCTGCGGGCGTCGGGCACCAGCAGGTGATGCGGAAGCCCTGGCGCTGCCGGCGCGCTTCCTGTTCGGCGGGCGAACACGCGACCACTCGTGCCAATAGACTGCTGGCGCCAGGAATTGCTAACGTCGTACCAGACAAGTTGACGATCCAGTTAGCGCGCGCAGAAGCCGCCAAGTTTGCTGCTACGGTCTCCGGGATATCGCCAGGTTGCGACTCGTAAACGTAACTGCAGTTGTTCGCACATATGCCAACGAGTTGGCCCGCGCTTGCCGTGCCACCAATGGTAACCGATACGCCGGAAACGGACGCAGTAAGCGTTGGATTTGCTGGAGAGGAAAGCCAGCGAGGTGCATATCGTGTTGTATTATGGCCCGGCTCGCCCTTTGGAAATACCGTAATATTGATCACACCCGCTGCAAGGTCTGCATTAAGCGCCGCGGAATTCGGCCAGCCGCGGTACATCCGACACTCTGGCCCAGGAAGACTTGATGAACCAGGGCCATTTGGGTATATTGCGTTGGCAGCGAGTTCGACCAACGCATTCTCGACATCTGACTGATCAGCCATCAGGTTGTTGCCTGCCTTACTGCTAGCCGCCAGCCGAGGTCAGTTAACTCGGTAGTTGCAACGACACCATTACGTGCGAGGTCGTCGGACATCAAGTCGCCAGTCTGTATCACAACCTCGGGGCGTGCCGGCAGCAAGACTGTCCAATAGGAGACTGATGTATTGTTTGGCAGGCTTGCAAGAGGATGACCTTCTCTCGGTGTGACCAGTACGCTTGCTGGCCAATTGGTCATGAGCGAGGTGACATTGGCAGCCGTTATACCGCCATAAGTGTTTACCCCGGAGTTGGGCTGTGCTGCTGGACGAGTGAACGAGATCACTCGGTTGGTCTTCACACACAGAACGGGCAGCAACCTTTGCTGCGACGCTATGAACCAGCTGGTCTTGCTTTGCGTCAGATAATCGCCAGGGCGAGTGTATGCTGCGTCAAATATGCCACACCATAGCGCATTGCCATACCCATTTGGTTTGTCATGACTCCCATCAAGGCCGCCAAATGCAGCATGAAGACGAAGGAATCTGTTTTGTGTTGCGAGTGGGTTGTGTGAGCTGCTTGGTCGGTAGGCGTTCGTCATTACACCGACAGCTCTCGCTGCCACATTGGAGCCCCAGCGGATACGGTCTTCGAGGTGGTCGGGGTTCATTTCAAACTACCAGAGAAATGCCGCTGTTGCTCAGCGCTGGACCCGGAGGAATTCCAAGGAACCCGCACAACCTTCTGCGCCAGTCGTCGAATAGTTTAGTCCGATCGCGTGTCTCATCACGATTCCTGGTCCAAACGGCTGCAATGTCTGTGTCAAGGTTTTCGGCTGAGCGAGGCACTGCCATTTCGAGCACGGTCAGGGTTCCCAAGTAACGCCTTAATATCCCGGTTTCCGGAAGCGAAAGATTATTGAGTCGGAATTCGAGCAGTCCGTAAACTTGATAGAATCGCCATGTTTGAAACCCGACTGGAGCGGCGCCATATGCGGGATAACCGCAAAACCGCCGTGCGTCAGTCTTCTCGGAGTCTGTTAATGTCATTGTGACCAATCCACCGTCGACTCCAGGCCGAGGTTGTGCCAGGATTCAACAAGACCGGCACCTCCGGCCGGAACAGGCCAGTGGTACAAGTGAAATATAAGTCCGCCCTCTTTGACGTCAGCCGATGTGCTCTACCATCACCGCGCGCTTGAATGCGGCGTTAGTGGCAGTCGGGACCGTACTTGAGTTCGTTGTTGTGTCTGACGGCGCACAGAAGCCACCCATCCAATACCAGGACTGAGCAATGATCTGTTGCAATCGATCTATTGGCTCGCGAGTCACCATGGCCACTCCGTCGACAACCACGACGATCGAATCCGCCGGAGCCACGTCTTCGGCAGCCATACCGGCAAAGTCCCCTTCTACCAGCGCTCCCTGCCCACAGATGATGGGGCGACGTATCATGAGGCCTGCGAGGCTGGGGTGTGGCTGAACAAATGCCTCGGTAGTCGGCATGAACCTCAGGCCCAAGAAGTCATTTGTCATGCCTTGCCGGAATACCTGGTTAGCAGACGTGGCCCCCTGGAAGAGTTGTTTGAAATCCGGATCGGCAAACAATTGGCGCGCGGATACTGGATCCAGATAGCAGTTATAAGACCCATCAATTTCCGGGACTGCGTTCATCCGCAACTTAGAGACGGCGTCAAGCAGGCAGGACATGGCCAGCGTGTCAGTGG